CTTAAAGATCGAATTTTCATCAAGTTTACCAATATTACGACTAATCTGTGGTATATAATTACTCTTTCTCTTCAAAAAATCTACATCTTCCACATTCATGAAAGTGCAAGAAGAAGTTCCTTTGTCAGGCAATGTGATTTTCATACTATGGCGGGCCAAGAAATCCCGATACACTTCAAAATTAAAGCGATCATGATATTCCTTTTTCAAACTGCCTATGAAATCATCACCATAAGTCATGCAAGCCATTGTCTCCCTGAAGTCCTCCACCTCAGGGACTGCGTCAAATAAACCCATCCGAACATATAGCGAACCAGCAGTACTGTTTATGTTCACAGTTATGTTATTTCCAGATGTGTTCATGTTAAACGCCATCAACAAAACACCGTTATAATCCAAAAGAGGATGTGCAATGTCGTTGACCATCATTTTCATAATGTTCAAATCTTCTTCATAATATTTCGCAGTCCTGGCAATTTCTATGTACATGCCTAATACTGCAATCACCACTTGAGAACTCATTCGAACATCATATTTGCTGTAATCCCACGCAAGAACACCTTCTTCTGAATCATAAGAAAATGCATGATCAATCAGTGCTTCCCAATCTGTACTAAAAGAATTTAATCCTACAGCACATTCGGAAAGGACTGGATTGCCACACAAAAATCTCATTATCGGAAGAAAGTATCGTCGTATGTGCAAACTCATTGCAACGGGTGCAGCCTGGAAGACTCTAACTTTCTCACTGTCAAGTTTTGTGGGTTCATCCTTCAATGTTGCGGAGCAAACAGGATATGCTCTCTCTCCTTGTCGCCAACAATCGAGCATACGTTCATATTCGTCAACAACTTCTGGAGCGGGCAATCTGTCAACCAACACTCCATCTTCGATAATGTCAGTAAACCACCTATTCTTTGGTCCAAAAACGGGAAAACCCATTCCCGTGCTCATGGGCAACGGATCCAAAAATCTCTTGCGTGGCACACCCATAATAGATTCCCGCAAAGACAATGGACTCAGACTCAGATTACACTGTTCAGCCTCCAAAAGGATAGGGTCTAACCAATCCTTACATGCTCTAGCCAAAAGACTTGGCTTAAACATCAAAGGGGGATTCGCAATGTGTTCCAATGTGGCGTTGTATGCTTTCCAGTTTGGGTCTAATTTTGGTGGTCCCCACTGATTAGGAACATTGCACACTTCCTCTATGTAGGGTGACAAAACACTTGTCGTGACTGTGGAGCGTTGTTTCATTCGGGCTTGTGTTGACCCATACAACTCTACACAATCATTCACACCCATTTTTGCAGCCATGCAATTCGGGTGTATCCTATCATTGATCAAAACGGTCTTATTGTATTGCAATCGTGGTAATTCTGCAGCGTTAGCAGAAATCACTACGTTTGGCAAATTGTCTAGCAACGCAATCAACCGTTCATAATCAGGTAAAGACAAAGTTTGCATCACTCCAGTTCCAGTGAGATTTCCTCCCATGTGGAAACCAATCAGCACAGGTCGCTTGGTTATACTAACTAGACATCCCATGCATGAGCCAACTCGAGCCAGATTAGTTTTGTACGATCCTCCTTGAAACTCCATACCACTATGTTTCACAGGTCCCATTTTCACCTCAACACGTTCTGCTGTAAAAGTATTTGGTTCTCCTGGATGAAGAACGTTATCGCACACAATGATGTCCGAAAGAACCCGCCCTGAAGGAGAATTTGTAGGGAACCATTTTGTAACATCTCTGAGATCTGGACAATTAGGTACAAAAGCACAAGTCAAATCCATGTCCGGAGGTCGAACACATGACGCTTCATCAACTACAAACGTGAAGACACCTCCAGGGGATCCATGTCTACGCACTTCTACAGTAAGCGTGGGAGTAGGTTCACCTTCAACCATTTCTCCACTTTCATTGGCTACCTTCATCTTAGCTTCTGGGTACCATACATGTTGGGGAAACAAAGCAACACTCTTTCGGGGAAAGAAAATGTTACATCTGGTGGCGGATCCATCAGCCCTTATGAAATTGGCCCAAAATAGATTTCGCCGAGTGAGGGACTCTATCAACTGTTTACTCGTTGAAGTAGATGTATGAGGCTGGGGATGGACATTGAATCCAAGCTTTTGAATGTAATAACCCATCCATCCTGGATGATCATCTTTTGGTTCGCCTGCGTGCGGAACATGAGGACTCTGCACATACCAATCATGGAACATTTTCAATCCAAGACCAATGATAGCAATACCAAGTGTAGTCATCTCAGACATCTTGATTTTTGGTTCAACACATGCTACGACTGCATCTCTTCTTCGTAAAAATGCATCAGTTTCAGCTGAACATCTCGTTAAATAATGAGAATACAAAGTAGCATTAATAAAACCCAGCATGACCATCGGAAACACCATGGTATGCAAAGGCACTTCACCGCGATAAAC